GGATCATTTCGTGCCTGACCCCATTAAGATTCCCCTCATCAACACTCCCAATGGCCCAGAGCAGATTCTGGACATCCATATCATAACCCAGTACTTCATGACCGAGGTGAATGTGCCCGGCGATACGTCCGGAGCTTCCAGGTCCGTTAATATCATTATGGGCAGACAATTCACTGACACTGAGTGGATGGCCTACATGGTATCCCGAGCTCGCCAGAAGCTCCAGGACTCACGCGATTACAATGCCATGATCGAACGGGCGCGGCACTACGACTTGTGCATGAAATGTGCCTGCCCCAGGCACTTTTGTAAGTGCGAAGGGGGATTTTCGAAGCGCCACGTCATCACAATCCAGATTGAGTCCTGGTATGCCCGCTTCTGTCGCACTATGAAAAACGTTATGGAGGAGCATAACATCGTATCAAAGGTAAACAAGGACATCGCCTTACAGAAAGAAGAGGTTATGAATCAGGCTGCCCAAGGAGCATTTGAGGCCGGCACTTTGATTGCCCCTACGGGCTATACCATATTGCCCGTCTACCTTTCCGCGCCTTTTGTGTCTGCCCTTCACAGGGTTTTTTTCTAATTTCTGTTCCGGCACTCTTTCCTCCGTCTTCAATCTCTGGACCACACTCGCCTTCACTCTTCCGTGTGTGTTTTGTCCTCCCTTGGCAGTGACAGTTTTTTCATTTATGTTCCTCTCCACTATGTCTGTCAACACTATGTCCGAGTACTTCGCCACTCGCATGACCAGGAAGGCTCTCACGGCAGGCAAACCCGTGAGGTACTGGTGTTCCTCCTACACCGAAATGGCAGTTCTCGCGGTCTCCGCAACCGGAGCGTACGTTTACGTCACGGCTGTTCAAGCGAGAAGAGAGAAGTCTCTGAAGAAGATCGATTCCCAATTCGCGGCCAAAGTGGATAAATGGATGACATCAGACTCGTATGTCATTCCCATCAAGCAGGAGCCTCCCGAATGCTCCGAGATGTACCCACAATTTGTCAGGCCCAAGAACATCACCGAGGAGATGTGGCAGAAAATTGACCCATCGGAACTGGTTTTTCATCTAGCAGCTTATTACGAGTATGAAGGTGAAGAATTTGATCGGTGCCTCTCCATGGTCCTAGCAAACCTCCAGAAGGAGTCCAAACTATGCGCCGACTCCATTTCAGAAGGCACGCCCTATTCCAAGAGGTTTAATGCTCTCAATGAATCTCGCTTGAGGCTGGGCTTTCATCATTTGAAGGACTGGAACCTCCCCCAGGTGATCGCCTCCGAATTCCCCGTGAGAGATGAAGGGGCCTTTCACTGCACCACCAAAGCTGAACTCAAGGAGAGAGCCAGCCGTCCGGATCTCTGGATCGAAAGAAAAGTCACTGTCCCCGTCGCATCACGCAGGCTCGCGACGATGACTCCTGAGCAAGTCCAGTCCGCTTTGGAGCGTAATACCGGTTACATTTCGAACAACATTCGTACAACCTTCATAAATTCTAGGATCGCTTTAGCAGTGGTCCATGATAAGGAGATTGTCGAGAACAGACCGTACGTTTTCTCGAGATCTGGCCCAGCCAACAACGTGATCGTTACCCCGGCTCTCATTCGCCGGGTTCGCGACTCATCCGGAAGAGAGACCGAGTTGGTCCTCATGTATATGAACGTCAGCATACATTTCAGAAATATAGCCCATCTCTTCGATTTCACGTATGATTCTGTCCCTCCGGACGAGCCAGTCGGAAGTATCCTTTGTCTGGATGATCCTCAAACCAGCGTAGCCAACATGCGCGAAGTTAGGTCGGAGGAAAGACCCTTCACGGGATGGGCCTTTTCTCTCAATGAGCCCACATCACCGGGGGATTGCGGAACCCCTTTGATAAGGCTTGCCTCCCCTTGCATTGTCATGGGATTCCATGTAGCGAGGTGCGGGTCTTTGCAGTCGAACTGTGTTGCCCTACCCTCAACTGAATATCAGGCATTTCTACAAGTCTTGGACATCGCGTTTCCCACCGCCGATAAGGGGGATTTTGCTCATAAGCATGTCTTTTTCGACAACAAACTGCCCTCTATGCCGGAAATAAAGAATGAGGTTGCATCTCCTAGGGTTTGCACTTCGTTCTTGCGCAACCAGGGAGAAGAGTGTACGTCCACTCCTCCGTCAGTGGTTGTGCTGGGACATGACGCTTCCGTTCGTAGAACAAACCGCTCGGAAGTCGTTATAACCCCGATGTCGGCTAATCTTGAAACTGCCGGGTGGCCCCGCGAACACGCGGCCCCCCCCCTCAATTCCAACGGGGCGGCCTCTGCTGCTCTTCAGTTCGCAGCGAGAGGTGCCCAATCCCGATCAGTCGCAGTGAATGAGGCTGTGATTGAGCACTATGTGGAGAGCGTTGTTCCTTCCATGTTGGCGCTGGAGCATGATATGGTCATTCTGGACAATTCCGAGATAGTCCACGGTGTCCCGGGCGATTCCTACGTGAAGAGGATGCAGCTAAACAAGGCTGTCGGGGGCGGTATCCCCGGGAAGAAGTTCTCCAAGATGGATTTTGTCACCCAGGGCGACTTTGACTGCATACTCTACAACTTGGATATTGAACTAGACTCCATTGTGTGTGAGGAATCATTGGTGGATGTTGTCCCCCATTTCGATGAGGTTAGCCTCGACGACACGGATCGCCAAGCCCATTTGGAGGTGCCCGTAGCTCGTATGAGTGAATCACTCAAGCGGGATGTGGCCCATATCCTCACCGAGTCCTTATCGGGCCGCTCTGCCACCCCCTCCACGCACGTCGCTCTTAAGGACGACCCCGCTCTGATCACCAAAATATCCGCCGGTACCGCCTTTGGACGGTTGGTGATGTCAGTCCCTCTCGCGCATCACTGTGCTCACACCTCGATTTACGGGAAGGTTTGCGGTTTGTTGAGAGCCGTGCCCTTCACTTCGGGGTGCTACGAAGCTATATCCTATCAATCTGAGGACTGGCATAGGCTCGCTGCCCATCACATGGACTTTCCCGGGGAAGAGGTCTATTTCATCGATGGGGACACGAAGAAAATGGATTTGTCTTTCAACACCCAGGAACTACTAGCCACGACCGAGGTCCTTGCCCGTATTTCCGAGCGTTTAGGCGGAGGAGAGATTCACGTGCGGTTGATGCGGTCTTTAGGCTATGATCTTGCTCATCCCATAGTCAACGTCTTCGGAGAATGGATGTCATTGCCCCTCAATTCTAGTGGAAATAAGCTCACCATAACGTACAACAACATCTCGGGGGTGCAGTTGCGGACGCGTGAGGCTTACATAGCTTTCAAGCTCCACATCCAAAAGTATGGCCATACCACCCTTGAGGTTTCCCAGGTGCCGGAGTTGCTAGTTCGCATGCTCTCTCTTTCCCAAGGGGAAGCTTCGTCGTACTTGGCAGATTTTAAGGACAACGTGAAAGTTGGGTCCATTGGCGATGACTCCCTCGGGTCCACGATACTCCGCTTCTTCAATATGACCTTCATTACCCGATATTTCCGCGGAAAGGGCGTGGAAATCACAGGTTCCGCGAAAACCGACGACGTCCACGACACCAGGCCTCTACGCGAGCTTTCATGTTGTCAACGGGGTTTTCGCTGGAGCGAGGAGCTCGGCCGTATCGTTGGCCCCCTCTCGTTGCGCTCTTTAGGTAGAAGTTTGCACTGCTCCATGCCTTCCAGTATGGACGTGATGGCAGTCGAGCAAACTACCGTCCGTACTGTCCTCGAAGAGCTTGCTTTGCACGGACGCGAAGTCTTCGAGGAGAGATCGCGCATGATTTATTTAGCTGCGGAATCCTCGGGACGCATTGGCACGCACAGGGACACGCTTTCCAAGGGCTTCGATCATTATATTTCCGTCTTACAAGCTCGGTTCCCTAACTCCATCTCTCCCGAACTTAGAGCTGAACACAAAACCCTCTTCCTCGAGTCTGAGGAGGAGATCCCTCACGCACGGGATGATGCGTGCACCCGAGCTTCGGAATTATCCGACTCGTGCTGCGAAATCATCCAGGGACTGACAAACCCGGCTGTCGTGCCAAGAGTTGTCCCCAAAGTGGTCTGGTTACCAGAAGGAGCTACCCCTATAGCGCCTTCCAGGCTTTCCACCTTGGGATCAGGGAATGACGGGCCGGATAATCCGCCTACCCCGTCTATATCAGAAAGGATTTCAAACCAAAACGAAACACAAACAACAAACACACAAACAGAAAATTTATCCTTTCACGCACTTGATTCAGCACAACAATCCGTGAGCGTCCCCC